AACAAAATATAGCATAAGGTCCTTGGACCTTATAACCTCTCCTAGCGCAATCGCGCTGAGGACACTATACAAACAAAAATTTCACATCATTAGCAACCATTTCATCAATGCTAACACCGTTAAGCTCGATTTCATCGAACCAACGGAAAGTCGAACTAAACGTCTTCCACTTTTCATCTTTCTTAAACATGAAGTGCGTCTTCGCTGAGTTCAACTCAATCTTACTAACTCCTTCCCAAACAATTCCTTGAATTATTTGGGGTGAGTCAGTTAGTGTAAGCTTAGAGTCAGGATAACGCTTGAACCAAAATTCAACAACTTCCTCTTCTCCATAACCACTATCGTCATCAACCCCTTGAATACATCTTTCTCCTTCAACAATTGATTTCGAAACAACCTGATCCACAACATCTACAGCGCGATGCGCTTCCGAGTTGCCATTCAGTTTAAAGAACCATAAGTTTGCTCAGGGCCATTAGTCATGACCTTGAAAGTCACCAAACCTTCAACACCTTCAGTAGCAGACCAGCAGAAACTCATCATAATATTGGTGGACGAAGCAGGCCTAATTTGCAAGGAAACTCCGTGATCGGACAAAATATGCTTGGTGACATGGTCACCTATATTGAACTCCTTCCCAACAGCGTAAATACCATTTTCTTTCATGGCAATCTGCGCCAATGTAGCAGAAGAAGTAGCACCTTTGGTACCAACCATCAACTTCGCCCCTGCTTTAGTAAATACATAATTCACAGTGATATCAACAAGTTGTGCATTACCATAGCCGCCCAAATCGCTAGCCAAGAGTGAATCGAGAGATTTATCCCCAGCTCCTTTGCCTAAAGTCTTATGATAATAGTGAATATTGTTCTCATAATTATCAGCAAACTCAATAGAGCTAGGTTTGTTGAACTCAATAACCTCATGATCAGTAGTACGAGCCGCCATTGGTAGAATCAAAACTGCGCGGTGTATGCGTAAAAACCGGGGTCATTTGCAGTGTCTTGAATAACAACATCAGCTTGCGTAGGACCAGCGAACAAAGCCAAATTTTGCACTTTCTCCAAAAATGTAAAATCGCTATCCCGTAGCGTTGGAATGATTTCAAAATCGTCATAGTCTCGAAACTTAAAAGGAAGCCGTGTTCTCAAACCTTCTTTCTTCAAGTTGAAAAATATTCGTGTCATAATTGCATGAGCTTCCATCTCTTCCTCTGTGAAAACGTCAAACAATTGCTCCTTCAAATCATAGTTCCGTTTCCACATTTCGGCATAACCAAGAACGCTTTCTTCCCCGCGTCCAGATGCCAACTTCACCAGGAAGCGCTTAAGCAGCAGGATAGGATTCTTGTACAGAACACCCTTGTATACTCTATGAGAAGTGAAATCTCCTTTAGGTGAAATGTAACGTTTGTCAACACACGGATCCATATCCCTGAAATAATCATAGTTGGGGTTCTGAACCTTAATGGGTTTCCGCATTGTGTCATCACCTCCATTTGCCATAGGATGTCCTGGTTTTATGTCATACATGAAGCATTCCCTAGCGGTCGAACTAACAGTATTGATCAGATAAGTCCAAACCTCACCGGAATCGGTCATAATTGCAACTATATGTCCATTGAGCACTTTTGTCAATTTCAAATGTTTGAATTGATTTATTGCTTCCTCAGGGAAATTGAACCACCTAAGGAGGCACTCAAACACAGTCACAGCCCAGCCTTGTGCTGCTTGATCTTGACCAGTTTGGTCGCTCATTTCATATTCGTCACAATCAGTCATGTACTTTGCACACCATGTTTCAAACTGCTCATAAGACATTTTGGCGTGGAAATGCCAATAGTCAGGTTTATGCTCCAAAAGCAGTTCGAGTAGAAGAACACCATAAGGACCTTCAGCAAACAATTGAGAATCTGGATGAATCCACACAGGTTGAGGACTTTTTGCAACAGTATTATCACCCTCTTTCAACTTAAGTTGCTGCTTCAGAGTCAACATGATCTGCGCGTCCGCATCTGCTCGATTCAGAGACGCTTTCTTTAAAGCAGCAGGCCTGTCGTTGCGCCTCTCTTGAAATGCGACTGAAGCCAGAGCATAACGCCTATCGTCCCAAGCAAAAGGTTGTGTCCATCCCATGTATATACGGAAAGCATCAAAGCAGCACATTCCAAAGAACTTTTGTCGTTCAAGGTTAGCTAAATTGTCTTCAATCGTGGAATATCGTATCCGTTTAGCTTTTGCAAGTAGATAAGACGCGCGGTCGTTGCTCTTCTGAAAAGCTGCCCATTGCAGTATGGGGCTGATCGAATACCTCGGATCGTCTTCCGGATGTTCCTTTATAGCCTCAAATGCTCTTTTGAAACGAGTCTTCTTGGGCCCTTTGAATTTCTCCGCCAACTCTGCCAAACGTCTTGCGCTATCGAAAAGCAATCTTGGCCCGTCGGGAAACTGATCAGTGTACTCCCCGTTTACAGCAATCTCAGCAGTGAACCTTTCCTTGATTTGCGCGTTGTTCTCCTCCTCAAATTGAGCCCGACTTCCAATTGGTATGGAAGTTTTAGGCTTAGGATTAGGAACTCCGCGCTCAAACACACTTGGCTCTTCTGGCTCATATTCAACTGTTTGATCGATAAATGGCCAAAAGGATGGTTGATCGGCGTAAACTTCATCGTCATACCGCAAACCTCCTCCTCCTCTTATTGCGTCAGGGTCCACGAAATGCTCCCATTGTTTTTCCCCGTGTTCATCCAAAATGTGAGGCCACCAACTCCCAATCAGATCATAATTGGTGCACTTCTCAAACGGACCTGCGTGGTAAAATTCCCACTCCTCTGGGAAAGGGTTTGTGCAATTACGTATTGAAACAGACCACTCTGGTTTGAACTGCGTCAACTTATAAGGAATGTAAGCCAAACGGTATTTCTCGAGAACAGAGAAAACCGGGTGGAAAGCAACCTTCTGTTCAGTCTGCCCGTTCGGTCTCCAAGATCGGACAAAAAGAATGTTAGCAGACCTAGTCATGGCTGTGTAAATCAGCTTGCAGTCACCACCGTTGATCACTCTTTCGTCTATGACAATTATCGCTAAAGGCAAAGTCTTTCCAATACTAGAAGAATAACTCATCGCATCAGACCCTCTCAGCTCTTCAGCCACAATAGTGTCGTAATGAGCAGGATGGATTTCGCCTGCACCTTTGAACATTGCCAACAAAGTAGCATCATTCTCCGTAGGGAAATGAGGTCTTAGCTGTTCCCAAGATGTAGGTATAAAATCACTGAAAGCCCAATTGCCTTTCACCTTAGAGTATGAGGGCATGCGCCAAAATGCAGCACTCATGCCGGCAAACCTCCAAGTACCTAGAATGTAACCTTTGGTATATTGAGAGTAGAATTCCATTTCAGAAATTTGATCATTCAGCTTCGTAGGTGTTGGTGAATGCCAACTAGCTTGCCATGCATCCCCCAGGAAAAGTTGAGCTTTGCACTCCGGATTCAAAATGTGATACAAAGCGATATAACCCGGTGGGTACTTGTTTTCATCTGCTACCATCATTGTCGATGTATAACTGTAAGCTATTGCCTTTTCCCACGTACTAACCATTGCGCCGAACATTTTCTTCCCGTTGATTTCTGTTGTAGCGTCCAACTTCGCTCGATAATCATCTGCAATGGCAACTGTAGGAGCAACCATGTTCCAATAACCGACTTGTCTCATCTGCCTCATCAGCTTTTGCGGGAAAGTGCTCTTCCGGCAACCAGGGTCCCCCTGCACAATGAAAAGCTCTTTCTCCGGGGTTCGTTTGCCCATGTCAACCGCCGCAGACCAATTTAAAAGCATCTGTTGATTAACTGGCGTATTCATTGTACCAATCTCGCCTGCCAACATGGCTCTTATCAACATCTCAGCCCTTTTCACCTCCGGTTTCCAGACATTCCTTTTTGTTAGAGCCCAATTGTTCACCGCCTTTAGGAAAGGAGCTCTTTGTGGCAACACACTCATAGCTTTTGGCCTTATTACTAAAGATAACTTTGCGGCAGTATTCGGAACATAATGAGAACCGTCATAGTCAAGAACTGCGAACAGTTTGCTATTCACTAAACCGTATTGTCTTTGTATTCTCCCCTCATTGACAAGGATGGTAAGCCCGAAATGCAACGCCACAGGCCAAATGGTCTTCTCTTCGAGTTGCCTCATAGCCCCAACATTCGACCTGGGGAAAGCTCGCAACATATAAGTGAAAATTATCTCAGGCGTGGAACCCGTGACAGCGGCCAAAGCCACTATGAGACAGTCTTCTTCTGGCCATCTTATAGTAGGATACTCCATAACATCTGTGTAAGGTACTTCTAGCAATCGCCTATTCAGAGACAGAGGATACATCAAGTCCCACAACTCACCGCCCCGTTTTTCAGACGTAGCACTTCGAACAGTAGGTATTAACATTCTTGCTTTGTGTTGCCAGCTGATATAACGAGCTTCTGGTGTCCTCGGGTCCACTTTGATCTCTTTAGGTACATTCATGATATAAGGCGTCATCATGCGTTGCAATGTTTGCTGCGCTTCTGTTCTCTCCTTGTAACCGGGTAAATTGATCTTTGGCTGGTCTGGTTTTTGTACTGAAACCACGACTGGCCGCTTTTCCAAATTACCATAGTCGGTCGAAGCTTCTATCAAAGTGTCCATAACATCAGCATTTTCTAGAACCTTATCATGACGCATATTGCAAAATTCCTCATATTTGAAAGCATTTGGTCTCCCACCATCCCTGACATAACTGTCATATGTTGGACAAGAAACACAATGCCTAGGAATGACTTGATGCACAGATACAATGTCAGGCTCATCTTGAGTGATGTATTCGACTTTTTCGTCGACATAAGACAAAGCGGAGCTGGGCCTTTCACTTTCAACCTCTTCCTGAGTTTTCAATTTCGTCTCGATCTCATCTTCGATCAGACTTTCTTCAGAAGACATAGCTTCTGGAGCCGTGAAATACGTTCCAGAAACCGTTGGCTCAGGACTTGGTGTCCTGGTAATACAGACAAAACTCGGGTCTTCCGCTTCAGGCGGCAATTTCAACGATTCAGAAGATCTTTTAGCAGCAAGAACGTGAGCATCATACACCTCCTTCTTCTTGTTCTTATGCATTGCGCTTTTCAGATAGAACTGCTCCGGAATTTTCTTTGCTTCTTTAAAACCGCGGTCATTCTCATACACAAGCTTGAAAGCATTGGCTTGAGAAGCCATGATCTCAGAAATTCC